TAGCTTCTGTAGCTGGTACCCGATGGTACGAGTTAAAAGCAAGTAGCTCGAGTCTCAAAGATGATTACGCTTCGATAGACTGGGATGATTTTTATTTAACCACCATTAACGTGAGTGGTGAATCAGCCCCCTTTGTCTCTAAAGGGTTAGGATTTTTAAGTCTAGCTGATTGGAAAAGATATTACAGAGACAGTGAGAATGTAGATGATGCAGATGCACAGGCTTATGGTGAGCCTTCTAGAGTTATTAAATCACCAGATGGCAGGAAGTTTGGATTAAGTCCAATACCTGATAAAGTTTACAACATACATTTCTATGCGTTTGACAAGCCTACAAAGCTTTCAGCACACGGAGACACAGTTGTATTCCCAGAACAATACACAAATATTATTACTGCTAGAACAAGATATTACATATGGCAGTTTAAGGAGAGTCCACAACAAGCAGCGTTTGCTATGGACGATTATAAGAAGGCGATGAGAACTATGAAGTCTAACTTGATTAATCCAACTCCTCGTGCAATGACAGACGATAGAAGATACTTTTAATTTATGGCAGCATCACAACCCTATACAGTAGCTTGTGCTGGTGGTTTAGTAACCTCTTCAAATTCGATAGACTTACTTAAATCCCCCGGTGTAGCTCAAGAGCTTAGAAACTTTGAAGTCTCTATAGAGGGTGGGTATAGGCGTATCAATGGCTATGCTAAGTTTGGTAACGCTTTAGTTACTGGAAGTGAAGCAACAATTCTAGGAGTTTATCCTTACGCAGATGGAGTTATAGCTTGTGCAACGACAGGAATTTATTTCAGTCAAGATGGTACAAGTTGGTTGAACGTCAGCAGAAGCTCAGTTGCAGGTGGCGGAGATGATTATACAGCCTTTACAGGTCGTACAGTTTTATCAAGAACCTCACAAAGCCAAGTAAGTTTTGCTTTGTTTGAAGGACCAACATACGATTATGGTATGTTAATGATTTCTGATGAGAATAATTTAATATATTATTTTAGAATGGAAGGAACAGGTGCTAATGTTAACACCAGAACTTTCTTCTCAGGGACAATAGACCCAACACACACAGCCACTAAGAAAGCTAAGTATGTAACCATACACGATAAGCGTTTAATAGCAGCAGGTGTTGAAGATAATTTAAGTACAGTTTACTATAGTTCGTTACTAGACCCGACAAGTTTTAGTGGTACTGGGGCAGGTTCAGTAACCTTATCAGACCAGATAGTAGGAATTAGAAGTTTCAGACAAGAGCTTTTTATCTTTTGTGAAAACAGTATATTTAAGTTACAAGATATAAATGGTACGCCAGTGGTTGTACCCGTAGCTCAGAACATCGGATGTTTATCAGGCTACAGCATTCAAGAGATAGGTGGTGACCTTATGTTCTTAGCACCAGATGGTATAAGAACCATTGCTGGTACTGCAAGAATTGGAGATGTTGAGTTAGGCACTGTGTCTAAAAACATACAGCCTTTGCTTACAGAGTTTGCACAGACAATAAACGCATTTACAATTAGTAGTGTTGTTATTAGAGACAAGTCACAATATAGATTATTTTTTACAAATACAGGGTTAGATGCCAACCAGCAAAGAGGCATCATAGGGACGCTTAGACCTAACGGGTTTGAGTGGAGTGAAACAAGAGGAATAGAAGTAACAGAGGTTGGTTCAGGATTTAATGAGAATGGGGTTGAAGAATATTATCACGGTGATACTACAGGTTATGTGTATTTACACGATTCAGGTAATGATTTTGATGGCACTGCCATTTTAGCAAGGTATGCTACACCTGATTACGACTATGGAGATTTAGGAACTTTAAAAACTTTACACTTTGTAAAGGTTTCAGCAAACGCTGAAGGTATTGTACAACCGGACTTACAGGTTAGGTTTGACTACAACAGTACAAGCACTCCACAACCAACAACTCTTTTTGACTTAGGCGTTATTAACCCCGCAGCAACCTTTGGAGACGGTATATTTGGAACTAGTATTTTTGGTGGTTCTAAAAATCCTTTAGTTAGGGTTCCGTTACAAGGCAGTGGGCACAGTAACAATTTTACATTTATTAGTGAGGACTCACTTCCTCCATACACAATCAACGGTCTATACGTAGACTTTATACCTTCAGGCAGGAGATAAAACCATGGCAAGTTACACAAGACAGAGTTCGTTCGCAGATGGGGATACAATCACCTCTGCCTTATTTAATAATGAATTTAACCAACTCGTCAACGCATTACATAATTCAACAGGACACAAACACGATGGCACTACAGCCGAAGGTCCAGTCATTGGTATCATTGGAGACGCAGGAGAAACTGCTCCCAATAACAAAGTCTTAATTGACACCACTAATAACTTTGTAGAATTCTATGTTCAAGTATCTGCTGCTCCTGTACAACAACTATACATAGCTGACGGAGCTATCATTCCTGTTACAGACAGTGATATAGACTTAGGAACAAGTGCTTTAAGATTTAAAGATGCTTACATAGATTCAATCACCACTACAGGCAATATAGATGTAGGTGGTAACTTAACTGTTACAGGTACAACTACCTTTAACGGTGGTACCCTGACTATGGGTGATGCTGCAACTGACAATGTTGTCTTTGGTGCAGATATTAATAGTTCTATTATACCAAACACAGATGACACATACGACTTAGGAAGCTCTACACAAGAGTGGAGAGATATCTACATAGATGGCACAGCCAACGTAGATGTTATAAACTTAGGTGGAACTGTTGTAACTTCAACAGCAGCTGAGTTAAATATACTCGATGGTGTTACATCAACAGCTGCAGAACTAAACATATTAGACGGAGTAACATCCACTGCAGCAGAAATAAACATATTAGACGGTGTCACAAGCACCTTCGCAGAACTGAACATCCTTGACGGGGTTACAAGTACTTTCGCAGAGTTAAACATCTTAGATGGTGTTACAAGTACCTTTGCAGAACTGAACATCCTAGATGGCGTTACAAGCACCGCTGCTGAACTCAATATCTTAGATGGTGTCACGAGTACAGCTGCTGAAATAAACCTCTTAGACGGAGTCACAGCTACCACAGCAGAGCTAAATATACTAGACGGAGTTACCAGTACTTTTACAGAACTGAACCTACTAGACGGTGTAACAAGCTCAACAGCTGAATTAAACATATTAGATGGCGTAACAAGTACTGCAGCTGAGATTAATATCTTAGATGGAGTGACTAGTACTGCCGCAGAACTAAACATACTTGATGGCGTAACAGCCTCTGCAGTTGATATCAATCTTATAGATGGTATCACTAACGGAACTGTTATAGCTAGTAAAGCCCTTATAGCTGATGCTAACATTGACATTACTGGTGGTAGAAATATTACTATTAGTGGAGAACTAGACGCTGCAACCTTAGACATATCAGGTGATGCAGACATTGACGGAACTCTAGAAGCTGATGCCATTACAATTGGTGGAGTTACTCTATCAGAAACTATTGCTGACACGGTTGGAGCTATGGTTACTTCTAATACTGAATCAGGTATTACAGTAGCTTATGTCGATGCAGACAATACAATAGACTTTACAGTCGGCACACTGAATCAAGATACAACAGGTTTAGCAGGAACAGCTACAGCGTTAGCGACTGCTAGAACCATAGGTGGCACAAGCTTTGATGGAACAGCCAACATAGCTGTAGGTTTAGCTGGCACAGCCACAATACTAGCAACAGCTAGAACACTAGGCGGAGTTAGCTTTGACGGAAGTGCTAATATTAATTTACCGGGCGTAAATGCTGCAGGTAATCAAGCAACTTCAGGTTTGGCAGGAACAGCAACAGCTTTAGCCACAGCTAGAACAATAGGCGGAACATCTTTTGATGGTACAGCCAACATTACAGTAGCTCTATCAGCTGACGCAACCACATTAGAAACAGCAAGAACTATCGGTGGCGTAAGCTTCGATGGTAGTGCTAATATTAACCTACCGGGAGTTGACGCTGCTGGTAATCAAAACACTTCAGGCTCAGCAGCTACTTTAACAACAGCAAGAACTATTGGTGGTGTAAGCTTTGATGGTAGTGCTGCTATTAATTTACCGGGAGTTAACGCAGCGGGTAACCAAGCAACTTCAGGACTAGCAGCTACAGCAACCCTAGCAGCAGATGCTACAACTCTAGCAACAGCTAGGACAATTGGCGGAGTCTCTTTTGACGGTAGTGCAAACATTGTACCTACTACATTTGCAGCAGCTTCGTTCTCAGGAGCTTTAACAGCTTCAACATCAGCTAAGATTGCTCAAGTAGCGATTACATCAAGTTCAGCAGCAGTAGCGTGGGACTCAGCAGCAGCAGCTAACGCTTACCATGTAACTACAGAGAACACGACTTTCTCAGCCCCTAGCAACGCAACAGAAGGAGCAGTCATCTCTGTCGAATTAGCACAGGGTGGCACAGCAAGAACAATAGCGTGGAATACAGTATTCGAATTCGCAGCAAGCACAGCACCAACAGTTACAGCGACAGCTTCTAAAACAGACATCTTTACTTTCAGATACAACGGTAGCGTTTGGCAAGAAATAGGAAGAGTACAAAACATGGCACAAACTTAATATGGCATTTTTAGAAAGAGGAGCAAATTCGGGTAGTGTGTCTACAGCAAGTAGTTATGATATTGAAAACTCTTTGAAGTTAGACTCGGCAAACTCAGAATATTTATCCATAACCAGAGATGCTTCAGGTTCAGATTGGAACAGGCTTTTATGGACTGCATCTATGTGGGTTAAACATATTCCAACAGAAAATTCAGCAACAGCTCCAAAAGAAAGAATGTTTGGTGCATCAGATGCTCAAAGCGATTTTGATATCCGTTTTAGAGGACAGCCCATAGGATTTAGAAACAACTCAGATGTTGATGGTGTTGGAGAGCTTAGAACAACAGCAGTTTATAGAGATATTAGTGCTTGGTATCATGTGGTAGCAGTATGGGATACAGCAAACGGTACTGCAGGTAATAGAATGAGACTGTATGTTAATGGTGAAGAAGTAACTGATTTTTCAGTAGATACTCAACCCAGTCAAAATGAAAAATCTATTTGGGGTAAAAAGAACGATGGTACTGATGGAGATGTTGTTCATGCTATAGGTGGTTATGTAAACGCTTCGACTGGTGCAGCACAATTTTTAAATGGCTATCTTGCTGAAGTACA